GCACCCACTCCGGGCGCATGATGGCCTCACCGCCAGACAGGGCGAGCGCGCCGCCACCATCGGGAGAGAAGAAATGGAACACGTCCCGGCCGGGCGTGTACCCAGGGAGGACACCACCAGACGCGTACTCGGCAATAGGCGCAATATACGGCAGACGCAAACTCAGGCCCAGCTTCTCAGCCATGCTGTCCGCCGTCTTCTTAATGCCACTGGCGTACACAGTATTGATGATGAAGTTGATGGGCTTAGCCACCACACCCTTCACAGACTCCCAAATCGACGCCACAGAATCCTTCATCGACTGGAACGCCGACTTGATACCATCCGTCACACTCGTGATCGTGCCCCACAGTGAGTAGTACATCCAGTTAGCAACCGTGCTAATCGAAGACTTGATACCATCCCAAATAAACGTGATCCACGACCATAAATTATTAGCACCAGTCTGGATACCATCCCACACAGACTGGACCACAGGAAGCACATACGTCTGGAACCAACCCACCACGGTCAACACGCTCGTTTGGATGCCCCACCACACAGTCTGAATACCCTGCCACAGCGACTGAGCGGTCCATAGGATACCATCCCATGCAGCCTGAATAACCGGCATCACATACGAGGTGAACCAGTCAGCAACCGTCTGCACACACAACTGAATCCACTGCCAGTACATCTGGATGCCAGTCCATAGCAGGTTGGCGCCAGCGACAATCCCATCCCACACGCCAGTGATAACAGGCAGGACATAGGCAGCGATCCAATCAGCCACCACCTGCACAGCCGACTGGATACCAGCCCAAGCAGCCTGCATGTACTCCCACAAAGCGGCCGCACCGGCCTGGATGCCCTCCCACGCCTGCTGCAGGTAAGGCCACACGTACGTGACCACGAAGTCAGAGACAGCCTGCAAGGCTATCTTCCACAACTCGATATACGCAATGATAGGCAGGAGAGCCACCCACACAGCCGTCTTAATGCCGTCCCACACAGCCTGGAACACGGGCACCACATAGGCATTCAACCAGTCAACACACGCGCCGATAGCATCCTGAATACCCTGCCATGCGGACGCGAGGCCCGACACCACCGTCGAGTTAAACCAGTCGACAGTGCCGCCAACCTGATCCCACGTCGACGCCCACCACGAAGAGAGAGACTCCATCGCGGCAGACCACGCCGACCCAACCCAATCCACGAAAGAATAGAACGCGTCCGTGATCGCAGCCCACGCCTGCCGGCCGGTCTCCGTCTGCGTGAAGAAATACGTCAGGCCAGCCACCAGAGCAGCCAACGCCACCGCGATCAGGCCGATCGGCCCCACGCTCATGACAGCATTAAACGCCACCTGCGCGCCCTTCGCCACATTCGTGGCCTTAGCGAACTCCAGCAAACCACCCGCAGCCTTCACAGCATTGACAGCAGCCATAGTCGTACTCAACAGCTCGAACACACCCACAGCCGTCCCAACCACCACAATGAGGGGCGCAACAACATCCGTATTCTGGGCCACCCAGTCAAACACGGCCTTCAGCGCATCAGCCACGCCCTGAATAACAGACACGGTACTACCGCCGAACGCGCCAGCAATATCCGCGCCAAGAGGAGCAAACGCGCCCCCAAGGCTGGATGCGGCATCCCACAGGGACTTGAACATGTCCCACACAGACAGGCCAGCATCACGAAGGTTAAACAGGAAATCAACCAGCCCAGAGTCTTCCTGGAACCCAAAGATCGGGCCCGTAAAGTCACCCTTGGAGAGAATATCCCACACGCCCTCCAAGGAGGGTATAGCCGTATCGTTAATCCAACCAAACGCCTTCGACGCACCATCCGACACCGTGCCCATGAAATCCGTGAGCGCAGGCTTAACCTTGTCTACAATACCCATCGCGCCCGTCACCAGGGTGGCCTGCAAGTTACCCCACGCGCCCTCAATGGTGGTAGTACTGGTCGCGGCCTCTTCGGCGACGTCCGTGAAGCCCAGATCCATAATGGCCTGATTGAACTCCTCAGCCGTGATCTCACCCTTAGACATGGCATCACGGAAATCTCCAGTGTACGCGCCATTCTTCAGGAGGGCCTCCTGGAGCTTACCCGACGCACCAGGGATAGCATCCGCCAGCTGGTTCCAGTTCTCCGTCGTCAGCTTCCCCTGACCAGCCGTCTGGGTCAGCACCATGCCAACCGACTTGAACGTCTCGGCATTACCGCCGGCCACAGCATTCAGGTTACCCGCAGCCTCGGCAAGACGGTCATAGCCCTGCACACCATTGGCCGCCAACTGGGCAGTGATGTTCTGAATATCGCTGAGCTCGTAGACGGTGTCATCTGCGTACTTCTTCGTACTAGCAGTCAGCTTATCGATCTCACCAGCCGACACACCCGCAAACCCGAGCGTGCTCTTGAACTTGTCGGTGGCATCGGACGCGTTCAGAGCCTCCCTCGCCACGTCAGCGAAACCAGCCGCCGCCGCAATACCACTGACTGCCCCGAGCGCGAGAGCGCCGGCCTTGGCAACACGCTTAAACGCGGCGCCAAGACCGGACTCAATCTTCTTCTCAGCCGGCTTCGTATCGGTGTCGCCAAGCTCCTTGCGGATCGCTTCCTGAAGGCCCTTCATGGAAGGGGAAACCTGAATCCACGCGGTACCTAGGGTAAAACCGTTCTCAGCCATTACTGATGCTCCTAACTATGTGCTTCGACCCACCGTCGGGCCCGGGCGTCGCGTCTCTCTCGCTCAGCTTCTGCCTTCTCGTACCAACCAGGTTCGGGCGGGCTGGCAGGCTTAGGCACATCCTTCTTCTTGCCACCCAACGCGGTGATGAGGATGCCTTCCAGTCGGTTGCCTTGAGCGAACACAGCCGACACCTCATCAGTCCACGCACCCTCACCCCCGAGCCGCTTACGTAGAAGAGACCCAGTAGGCAGGTTGTTGATCAGAACCCCAACCCGACGCAGGCTCAACTCACCTGTGAACACCTGCGTCAGGTCGAGGTTGTACGTCATCTGAAAGTCCGCCTCCAACACCTCCCAGTGTTCCCACAGGAGATGCAGGAGGTCAATCAGTTTCCCTGGCCGGAAGCCTGAAAGACCTCAGTCAGGAACTCAACGACGGTAGTCATACGCAGCTTGCCATTCTCATCACGCAGCGCATCCAGGGCGGCCTTACGCTCACCCTCATCAGGGATCAGCAGGGCCAGCATCGGGTTGGGGCGTCCCTGTTCCATCAGCGCTGTCATCGCGTCATAGTCGTCGAGCAGATCAGAGGGGTTGAAATCCAGGGCAATACCCCGGACCTCAACGTGGATGGGCGCCGTCTCGCCGCGATCATTCTTTGACTGGGCTTCACGGCGGGCGAGCTCAGCAGCAGTGGGGGTCTTCTTCGTAGTCATGGTTCTGTTCTCCTACACTCTGTTCTCCAGGGTTGTTGCCTGCCGTGTGCCGGGAGAACAGAAGCGCGACACACGGCAGGAGTCATAAGGTCAGCCGACCTTCAGGCTATCCTCGTTGCTGAGGAGCTCGTACTTATCCAGCACTTCGAGGTTGTACTCGTAGGCGGACAGCTCACCAACCTTGAAGGTGACGCCAGAGCGCTCGCCGAGTTCGAGGCGCGGGAAAATATAGCGGCGCTGCTTGCCGGTGGATACGTCGAACAGGTCAGCCACACCGCACACGGTCTCCACCTTACGGGAGGCAGACACCGTCATGCGGGTGATGCTATCCGTGCCGGTCGTGGTGACCTTCTCGGCCTTGGTGGCGCCAAGGTACTTCTTGAGCAGTTCCAGCTTGGTCTCAAGCAGAGTTGCCTTGAATGAGGTGGAGGAATCCGACATGTAGGTTCGGACAACCCCGTGGCCCTGGTGGCCTCGAATCTTGTCCACGCTGTCGGACATGTCCAGCGTCATGCCGTCGTCACTGATCCAGCCGACGTCGATCATGCCTTCGGGCATGGGCGTAGTCAGGTTGGTGATGGCGGTCAGGTCGGTGCCTGCCGGACCGAGATAGAGTGTATCCTTCTCGGAACCAGCCATGAACGCGTTGTCAGCATTGGTCTTAGCCATTGGTAACTCCCAACTTTGCGGTAATCTGGTACGTCGCAGTGTAGCGGCGCATATCGGTATCGGGGTCGGGCAGTTCCGCTGGTGCGGGAGAGCTTACGACCGCTACAGGGCCATCCGCCTCTGGAAGATGGTGGATGGCATCTCCTACGCGGCGAGCGAGCTCACCTGCCCACCAGGAAGTGGGCGCATAGGAGTCAATGGTGATCTGAGCCGTGTAGAGAACACGTTCAGACCGTCCGGTGCCGCCTGTTGCCAGCACGAGCACGTAAGGGCGGGGTGCCTCCTCGGTAGAGGGGCGGATGCCTCCTACCGTGGTGCCTTCTAGTTCGCCTTCGAAGCCCTGTTTGTTCAGGTAGTCGATCACGAACTTCTGTAAGTCGATGCTCTTCATGAGCCGCCCCCTACGGCGCGCTCTAGCGCATGGTTTTTGGCTTGGTTCCTGCGGGCTCTGTATGTCTCAGGGAGGACATAGGCGCGGGCACGATCGCTACCGACTCGCACCCCGGAGGTGAACCCATCACCCGCGCGGGCGGCAATCCCTGCTGCCTTGGTAGCGAGCATGCCTTGCATCTCCTCGCTCTTCAGGAGTTCAGCGATGCCCTTCTTGCTGGGCTTGTACTTAACATGCACGTGGTGCCTCCTTCCACAGTCTCAAGTATACCCCCAAGGGGTATACGACAGGGGTACCGACAGGCTGCCACACGTCACCTCGAAGACGAATCCTATCCCCAGGGAGGATATACATAACCTCATCTAAAGGAGTATCCCAGTACACGGTCACAGCTTCCCTGGTCCCGTAGTCCTCACCTGTGCCCTCTCGGTCGGAGGACTGGTTTGTGGCGACGAGGACGGGCGGCAGAGGAATCTCCTGCACGCCGCCGCTCCGGTAGGCAACCCCGAGGGGATCACGCTTAGGCTCACCGTGTCGCAGCAGCACCGCGGGCTCTTTCCACGCGTCCATTGCGCTCATCACTGCGCACCCCCGAACAGGGTGTCGGCTGAGCCAAAAAAGGATGCTGACACCCCATTGATGTCATCGCGATCCTGCTTGGTCAGGAACAGGTCCCCACTTGGCGTCGACCACGACGTTGATAGGGAGAACGGTCCGGTCGTCTGAGTGAGCTGCGTAGCATCGCCTGCAACGCCTGCAGGGCGCTGACGAATAGCCCGGCTCACCACGCGGCACGTCACGGCTGTGAGTACTGTCTTCGGCGCATTCTTCCAACCGGGGCAGCGGTAGATGATGAGATCGGTGGCGTCTTGTAGGAGAATCTTAACGCGCGCGTCTGCGATCATGGTACTGTCCTCGGCAGGCAGGCGAGAGCGCAGATCTTCAAGTGTGGCAAAGGAAATTTCACTCACGGTTACGGCGCTTCCTACCAGTGGTTGCAGCGGGGACGATAAGGCCAAGGTCCTCATCATTGCTGCCTGCCAGTGCGCGCACTTCAGCTTCCAGGGCCTTGTCCGACACCTCAGCCTGACCAGCCTGGAAGTGCACACGACCGGCTGGGGTGATCAGGAGCATCTCAGGATACTTCACCGATTGAATCTTCAACATGTTCTCCTTACAAGAAACCCGTGGCGGGGCTGATACTCTCAAGCCCCCACCACGGGATCAAGTCACGAAGCCTTCAGCTTCAGCTTGCCGTGGTGCTGCTCAGCACCATACTTCAGGCCAATCTCACCATAGATCTGAACCTTATCAGACGAGCCAGTGCGACCCAGACTCTCAGCAAAGAAAGTACCCTTCCCCGGAATCTCCAGGAACACGGGCGAGCATTCCTCCAGAGACACAACCAGGAGCGTGTCAGCGGGCACATCATTGTCAAGCATGATGTTGCACGTACCAAAGTCCGTCTCGATCGCAGTGACATTCACACCACCGACCGTGCGAGAGGTCTCACGGTAGTTGTTATCCTTGATGAACACCTTGGACAAGGCTCGCTTGACCTTCGCGCCAACCAGGATCGTGCGGGTCTCACCCTCACGAATACCACCGTTCTCCCAGACCTTCTGCATGGTGTCAAGCACCAGGTCCTCGGTCAGGTTAGCGGTCGTGGCCGTCACGACGTTCGTCGTAATAGCCTCCACAAGGCCACGCGTCTTACGCGGGGACGTATTGGCCGTAGGGTTGGCATAGACGCCCTGAATGAACGCCTTGTTGACGTCGCGCGCCACCTGCTTGAGCGTCAGCTCAATCTGATGCTGCAGCTCATCCTCAGGCAGAGTCGTGGTGCCAATCGTCACCATCTTCTCGCCGTCAGTGTTGCGCATACGGGTGGTGGCCTGACGCGTGTAGGACAGCTCCACGACTTCCTGGTGGATCTCCAGAACGTTGGACACACGAGAGCGCGCACGCTCTTCACTACCGGGGGCCGCAGCACCCTCAAGACGCTGACGCGTAATATCAGCATCACGCAGGTCCTCAGTCTGCCACTCGATGAGAGTGGATCCTGCCGACTCGCCGCCGGTGAGGCCACCGATAGCAGACAGGAACGGGGTGTCTTCCTTGGAGATCTGGAAAAGTTCTCCAGTGTAGTTGGGCAGATTATAGGTCGTGCCCACTCCAGTTGCTCCGGACATTTATTCCTCCTAGTTCAGAACAGGTTGGATGCAGCCGAGAGCTTCGCCAGCTTCAGGCTGGAGAGGGCTGCATGGTCATTGTTGGCTTCAGCACGCGCAATCATCTCGTCAATGCCGAGGACTTCCCCGCCAGAATTCTTCGTCCCCACAGTGGGGAGAGTAGGCGTGGAAACAGCCCCGACACCGGCCGGGGTGGTTCGAGAGAGACCAGCTAGGGTCTCATTCAAGGCCTCAAGATCAGCATCGTCACGGATGAACGAGCCGAGAGCCTTAGGGATGCCAGCCTTCTCCAGACGAATGGCGCGCTGCTCGGCACGCTCCTTCGCTTCAAGGCGTTCCTTGGTTTCCTGGAGCTGGCTGGTGAGGGCTTCGACGCTGGCCTTGAGAGACTGGATGGTCACCTGAACGTCATCAGTCTTATCCTCAACAGGTGCCTGCGTCTCAACAGGCGCGGGCGTCTTAGTCTCAACGGGTGTATCCGTCGTATCTGCAACGTCGTCTCCCTTAACCTCAACGTGTGTGCCATTGTCCGCAGCAGGCGCGATCACGTCGACGCCAGCCTCCTGCTCACCAACCTGTGGTGCTTCGGTGGTGCCCTGCTTGAGGGCAGCGGTCTCTACCGCCTCCGTGCCGGGGGCTGGGGTGCTGATCTTCTTCGTACTCATCGCTATTCTCCCTTGTCTCTGTCTTTGTCAAGAGAAGCCGAGAGCTTCTCAAGCTTCCGCGAACGGAACTCACTAGCCGGGCGAGCAACACCCTGACCATCCGAGAACATCTCAGGGTGCCCTTCTCGCATGTATGAGGCAATTATACCCCCGGGGGGTTCCTTCACGCCAGCCTCCACTGCGGCGCGCCGCGCCGACAAATACACATCGTACATCTCATCAGGATGGTACCCTGGAAGATTCTTATGCTCCCAATCTGGCACGATGCGACAGTTGCACGCGTCATGGAACTCATGACCCGCACCGCCCGCCAGATCCTTCGAGTGATACACCCACCCCCTAGAGGCCAGCATGCAACAGAACGCGCACGTCTTACCAACCGGTACACGCGCAAAACGAGGGGCAGAAGGGTCCAAATCCGCAGCCCGAAGGATCGTACGCCTCGGCCCCGTCTGAATCTCCCTACCAAGCGCACCAGCCACAACACGGATAGCCTTAGCCGGGTCCTCGCTGCCAAGGCCAGCCACATACCGGCTCAAACGGTCAATACGCTCCGCCTGACCAGCAGGCACAATAAGCTCAGGCGCATAAGCCTTCTTGAAAGAAGGCCGCAACTCCTCATACCAGTCAAGGCTACCCTGCGTGAGCGCCGACCCATACGTATCCACAAGCTCACCGAGGACTTGCTTCATTTCCTCACGAGCCGCAGGCACGTCCTCGAAGTTCAGCTGCCTGAACAGGGCTGCCAGCTGGTCCTCTGAGCCTTTCAGCACGGCATCGACCATCTTGTCGTAGGCCTCAACCTCCTGCAGTGACGTCATGGCTACTCACCGGCCGCCCCGCGCAGAATGGCATCCAGGTTATCCCGGCCGCGCTGCTGCTCGGACTGGGCGCGGATCCGCATGATCTGCTGACGCGTATAACCCAGCTCCTCCAAGGCCACATCTGTCCTACCTAGTTCGGGGATCGCTTGGATCTGCTTGATCATGGCGTCGGACTGGGACACGATCGACGGGCGCGCAGGGTTACGCCAGTGCGTGGAAATACGCGGGGCATCAGCAGGTAGCCAACCGTCACGCAACATGAGGATGTTCCTGTACACGCGGTTCAAGGCGTAGGAGTTCGCGTCATTGAAATCCGAGGCCTCCGTCACCAGCTCCTCCCTCGCCGCGTAGATCGCATCAGCCGAGGATGGGTTGTCTTGCACAATACCCAGCGACCCCACAGGCAGACTCAAGGCACCGGCCATCTCCTGTGCCAGCTCACGAAGCTGATCCACGTAAGGCTGCATGGACTGCTGAGGCAACACATCCACCTCAGGCAGCTCACCTTCCTCATCACGGCTGATACCCTTGACCGACCCGAGGCGCCAGCTCCACGAGGACTTAATCTGACTGAACGTCGCCTCATCCACCCCACGCAGCAGCAGACCGGGGGCAGTGAACAGCTCTGATGACACGTCCATCCGCATGGACGCGCGCACGGCTCGATCCACAATAGACAACACGCCGTCAGTCAGCCGCGACCGCCCC